GGAATCCGGGAGGTCTTCTTCTTGTTCGATAAATAATTCATCAAAAGATTCATTCGGGTAAACAATATTCAATGATTGAATCGGAGAAGATAACATTATATATCCAAAACTTTCCATATTTTCGAAATTGGGCAAATTTTTATTATTCCCTTGAATACTGGTTGAATATATCTTGGTCGATAAATTTTTCATAATAATTTGATACACTTTACTTTGATAAGAACCAATCTCATTTATGTACAATGGTAAATATTTTAAAGGATCTTCAATTGGTTTTTCGTTCATTTGCAATTTCGGATATTCAAACGATTTTATACTATGGTTTTCATCAAATATGTCAGGATAAATTCGATATGGGAATGTATATGGATTTTCGCCTCGAATGTATGAAACATAACCCGTTAATTTACGCGTTAGTAATTCCTTACCACCTTCAATCACTAAGCCATTGTCATTTGTTTTTTGTTCGATGAAATTCCCATCAGTATCAAACACTTCTTCCTCTCTAATGGTAGAACGTTTATCTACAATGTTTAATAAATTGGTTAACCAAATAATTTCGCGATACGTATTGTACATTGGCGTTGCTGACAATAATAGTAAACGTAAATTGTCAGCATATTTACTAATGTGCATTAACATCGCCGACGTTTTTTTATTGATTTTATTACTTTGAACAGAAGATATATTATGTACTTCATCAATGATTAACAAACGATTGTTGAAATATTTTTTGATATTATTTATTTCCACTTTTTTCTTTTCTTTTGGTGTTAACCCAATATTATCACTGACTACGGTTTTCTTTTTAACATAGTTTGCAAATTCACCATACCCCATAAAAATATAATATTGTTTAATCAAAGATTTAATTTGTAATATAACTTTATCTTTCGATATGCTATGTAATTGTACAGGATTCAACTCTTTCAATAATTCATTTCCTACACAATTATATAAATTCCAAATGCCACTTTCTAATTTCAATTTATTCTCATCAAACAATTGTGTTTTGAAATTATTTTGGACATTTGGTGTAGCTACAATAATAATTTTATTCGAGGAGCCTATGCCTTTATAATAGTTGCGATTTTCTTCTGCTATACCAATCGCAGAACACGTCTTACCTGTACCTAATCCGTGATACAACAATAAACTATTGTATGGTGTTTCTAATGATAAAAAATTGCGCACAAATAATTGATGGGGCATCAGTTCGAAAGTTTTATTACATAATTTTTCGGCTTGTGTTTTCACGTCATATATTTTACCATCGTATTGAGTTTCAAAAAACTCTTTCTTTTTAGAAATCTCAATATTAAATTTTGGATCATCTAATTCCGGATATAAAAATTCGTTAGACGTGTTGTTTTTTAAATAATCATAGTTATTTTTCTCTATTTTTTTTAAATAATTATTGTATTCTTTACTATCTATGTCATTTGGCATAATACCTAATTTATTTTGTGCCTCTTGCAAATCATTTTTTGTCTCCTCATCAACCACTTCACCCGATGCAGTTTCATCATCAACCACTTCACCCGCTGCAGTTTCATCATCAACCACTTCACCCGATGCAGTTTCATCATCAACCACTTCACCCGATGCAGTTTCATCATCTACCACTTCGTCTACGGTAGGTTCATCATCAACCACTTCGTCTACGGTAGGTTCATCATCAACCATATTCTGTATCTCAACCATATGATCAAAAATTATATATTGTATAATCAATTCATCAATATTATTAGCTCCAGATAAAGACTTGGCACCTTTTTTATCATTAATTCTCGCGAATAGTAGATTATTCATTTCATTTAATTTTTTTTTGTTAAACGTGTTATTACTTCGCAATTGAATAATTTTATCTATTTTATCAATGAGCAAACTCTTATATTCCAACCATTTTTCGTGCCGTTTCCAAGGAACAAACAAACTAATTTCCTTCTCTTTATTAGATAGATGTATTTCAATAGAGGGTTTACATAGCTGTATACCGTCCACGGTTTCGCAACGATGATTCGTTGGGCATTTAATACGTTCACCTTGTTCGTTTACCCCACAAGGTAGATTGTCGCCGCCGCCCCTTGATTTTTTTGTGCGCCGAATAGATTTTTTATTAAGTAAATGACGTTTCGATTTTTTCATATGTATTAAATGATGTATATATTTAATACATATATTTCTTTATTTTCAGTAGATATTAAAATATAACAAGGGATAATTTTTTATTGTATTATATATGTTTGTTAGTATGTTTTTTTTTTCTAAATTATATGTTCTTATTGTTGAAATACATTCGGCGTATGATTTCCATTCCATTTTACCGACCTCAGACCGTTGATACTTATTTGTGTTCAATGTATTTTCAGTTTTCATATAAGCAACAAAATATTTATGTTTGTATGATTTGTAGTTTGATCCCGTAAAAATTTCTTCAAACGGAAAAATATTTTTAATATTATAAATATTCTTTTTAACATATCCGGTTTCTTCAGTAAATTCTCTAATTGCACAGTCATAATCTTTTTCTTGGAAGTTGCGCCTCCCTTTTGGAAATCCCCATTCTTGTTCTTCCCATACAGTTGAACTACACTCATTTATAATTGTTTCTATTGTATAAAAGTCATTTCGTTTCTCAATTCCTTTCTTTAATAAATTAAACTTTTCTCGAGACACATTTTCTTCATTTTTATATTGGCTAGAAATGCAATTGTTGCCCCACACATTTATCCATAAATCTTGAAACGTCATAGTTTTCAACATATCCCTTTCTTTCATAGTCATTTGCAATACCATATTTTTGATATAATCTTTATTATGTATCGAATATTTTCCTCTTATGAAATCAATGAATCCTAATGTATCCTTACGTCTTATCATAAGAAATTGTATTTCATTATTATAAATGCGAAATGCAACTATTCCTGAACTGGTAATTGGCGCTTTACATTGATTATATAAATGTCCCTTTTTACCACAGTTATTACAGTATAAATCATTCATTCTGAATATAAATCTATTAGGTTATATGACAATATCTTTATATATATATAAATAAATAGCATGTATTTTGATCCCGACATTTGGGGGCCTCATTATTGGTTTTTTTTACATACTATAGCGGAATCTTACCCTATCCATCCAAATGAAATTACTAAAAGAAAATATTATGATTTAATCATTAATTTACCTTTGTTTATTCCAATAGATGAAATGGGTAATCATTTTAGTCGGTTATTAGATAAATATCCAGTATCGCCTTATTTAGATAATCGTGAATCTTTTGTAAAATGGATGCATTTTATACATAATAAGGTAAATGTTCATATTGGTAAACCTGAAATATCATTAACTTCATCTTTGAAGAAATATAGAAACCATTATAAATCAAAACCTATAAAAATATTCAAAAATAATAACTGGAAAAAACATTATTTATACATATTATCGATGATCATTCTAATTATGTTTATAATTGTATGGTATGAATAGTTTTATTATCTAACAATATTATAATTATTATGAGAATTGAAATAATTATATTAGCAATAACAATATTTATTATGGCAAATATTTATACAGATGGCAAATATACCAAAGTATTATTATCTTGGAAAAAATATTATCAGATGTCGGGGGTTGCATTTGTTGCGTTTATGTTCTATATTCTGATTAAAAAAAATCCTCTACGTGCCAGAGAAATCGTAAATGTGTCTAATGATTATATAAAATATTTACCAATTGATAAAAATACATCAAATATTATATCCCCTATACTTGATTTCACTTCAAAACAAAATTTCACAAACATACAACAAGACATTTCACAAAATGGGCAATATAATTATCCCATAGTATCTATGGAACAGAAACGCGCAGAGAAAACAATAATGCTTTCTGGAAAAAAATCAACAAAAAGGTCAGTAAGTGAGACCAAAAAGAAGTTTGTAGCAGCTAGACAAGATTGGTGCTGTGGAGATTGTAAAAACAAATTACCAGCGTGGTTTGAGGTTGATCATAAAACAAGGCTAGAATATGGAGGAAGCAACCACGTTGATAATTTAGTAGCTTTATGTAGAGATTGCCATGGTAAAAAGACAGCCATTGAAAACTTATAATTATATGTTTATTTCAATAAAAATATAATCAAAATGTATAATAAAGAATGGAAAAAAAGATGAAAATATTGAATAATGATAGTTATTTATATGTAAATATAATATTATTTTTATTAGCAACTATAAGGACTATTTATGACTTCCAGACAAGTGTCGATACTACGAATAGCGACCCACATCGCAATGCAAATAAAGAATTCCAGAGTGTTCTTGTCTCGAGTTTATTGTCTGTCATTATTCTTTTATATATAGTATTTTATTTATTGAATGATGGTATCGATAACTATACGTATTATTATTATTTGGCGGTTGCGACCTTAGTTGGTATATATATGTATTTAAAAATTAACGATCATATAGTCATTAATTATGCTGGTAAAACCATATTGACACTTATGGTGATTATATTTGTAGCAATGATGCTGGAAGTATTTTTAAATTATTTCAAATCTTTACAAAGTACTCCGCGCTATATATATATATTACTTGTCATTCCTTGTTTGATATTGGATTTTGTCAAATACATTAGTAATGAATTTACAAACACGCCCAATACTATATTTATATTGTTCGTGGTTGAATTAATCCTATTATTATTGTATTTGTATCTACCTTCTTTGCTAGATAAAATTCAAGCGAAAGACGGCGAAGTCATTGTAAAAGATTATGTATACTTGAATAAAGAGTCCATATATCCACTCGATGATTTTGTGCTAATGGATACAAAAAATATAAAGGTTGCGGATACCGAAAATAATACTATTCGCAAAAAGTATTCTATCTCTATGTGGTTATTTTTGAATAACTATTCAACAAGTGTCGCTGCATACAACAAAGAATCTTTGATATTTGATTATGGTTCAGGAAAGCCGAAAATAACATATTTCAATAATGATGACAAACAAAATGAAATGGATATTTATAGGTTTTATTTTACAAATACAACGTCTGAATGTGGTTCTAAAAATTTAAATTATTATGAAGTGAGCATGTCTAGTCAAAAATGGAATAATATTGTTTTTAATTATAATTCAACTTATGTCGATTTGTATATTAATGGTACATTAGAAAGAACATTTTATTTTGAAAAACATTTACCCACATACAATTTATATGATACCATAACAGTTGGTAGCGACAATGGATTAAGTGGGGCTTTATCAAATGTCCGATATTATACAAAGAATTTGTCATCAAGAGAAATTATCAAAAATTATAATTTATTAATGAATAAAAATCCACCTGTAAATAATTTGTAACCATTTATTATAAATGACAACCATTATTGTATTTTTAGGAGTAATAATTGTATTATTGATTTATATGTTGATACGTATACTTTCCGTTACTTCACAAGAATTAACCGCATCTGCAAATTTAAATGATAACATTACTGGTATACAAATCAAATCAAACCCAACTAGTACCCTATATGCGTATGGATTATGGATATACACTAATTCGTGGAATATGGGAGCACCCAAAACCCTTTTCGAAAGAAATGATAATATAAAATTATATTTAGACCCTAATTCGCCAATATTGAAATGTGATATTGCGATGACTGGAGATGAAGTAAAAACCATTGAAATAACTGACAATTTTCCCTTACAAAAATGGACGCATATCATTGTTAATGTAGACAATCAATTCTTAGATTTTTATTTAGATGGAAAATTAGTGAAATCTGCTCGTGCTTATATTGAAGATCAAAAACTAGGAATAAAGATACCGAAGCCACCTCCAGCAGGTGGTGGGAGTGGCGTTCTAATGAAATTAGGAGGAACCACCAGATTTGATGCATTTGTATCGAGATTCAAACATTGGTCGTCCTCGATTAAT